ATAGGAGGAAAACATGGTAACAGAAGGCCCAAGCACTAGAGGCTTAGTAGACGGGGACATAAGAACTCCGCTACGGAGAATTACTGGTATCCTGGACAGTATGCCCACAGAGCCTAGAACCTATGGGGAAGGAGAGAAGGCTAGAACAACTACCCAGATAACCCTTAACATCAAAGACCTGGAAGTTATTGAGACCGCTGAGCCTTACCACTATCCCATCTTCTCACCACAGTTCGGTCAGTCCAACAGAAAGAAGTCTAAGTGGGGAGTGTTGTCTGAGTCCTTCAATGAGATTGTGGACTCTGCCCTCACAGCCGAGCAAAAAGACCCAGGTAATCCTAACTACATAGCGCCGAAGGATAGAACTGATATTAAGGATTGTATAGGTAAGAGAATAGGCCTGGTGATGGCTGATGGAGAGGATGGCAGACCAGCACCACCTATGCTCTATGATGGCAGAGCAGATGAGGATAGACCTACTCCTACCTGGATGGTCTACTCAGTAGAAGGTTTCGGAGTTGCTGGAGGTCAGGGAGTTACTCCTCTAGACAAAGCTATAGGCCTACTGGATGGTAAGACTCTGGCAGACTTCAACGCTGCTGCTCTAGCCGACCCTATAGTCCGAGGCGATGCTACTCTACTAGCCTCCATCTCCATGCCTCCATCTGCACCTACGTCGTTCAGTAATACTATGGTTGCAAGTGGGCAGTTTACTGTAGACGAGAACGGCGTCTACCATAAGGTAGTAGCTTAACAAAATAATAGCTTGCTGGTGTCTTCCGAGGGTAGCGCCCTTAAACTATCGGCTCTGCATAGCAGGGGAGCGAAAACTGGCCGAGCCAGCAAGGTGCCAGCTACCCGAAAGGGCAGGTAGGGTAAAGTAGCTTATGAGAACCTAGCTTTAGGGCTGAAGAGAGAATATCCCTGGCTACTAGCTGGCACTAAGGAGTATCCATGTCAGATAAAACTAAAGCACATATCAGATATAGAGACTCTAACAACAACATAGTCCCTGGTGTTACTACCATAGTAGGTCTACTGGCAAAGCCTCAGCTCATCACCTGGGCTAATAAGCTAGGACTACAAGGTATCGACAGCACCAGATATACTGATGCTATGGCAGACATAGGCACTCTTGCTCACTACCTTATCATGTGCCATCTAAAAGGAGAAGCTCCAGATACCAGCGACTACTCACCTAATCAAGTTGCCGCCGCTAATAACTGTCTTGCATCATATCTGAACTGGGAGAAGAACCATACACTAGAGCCTAAGATTATTGAGGAGCCATTGGTATCTGATGAACTTAAGGTTGGCGGTACTCCAGACCTATACTGCCTGCTAGATGGTACTCCTACTCTGATAGACTACAAAACAGGTAAGACTCTATACCCTGAATACTCATATCAGATAGCAGCATACAAAGCTCTACTGGAAGAGAAAGGTAATCCTGTTCAGCAGTGTAGAATTATCAGGATAGGCAGGGATGAAGGTGAGGGCTTTGAGGAGAAGATAATCAGGAATACTAATGTAGACTTTGCTATATTCTCATGCTGCCTAAGCATATACCATTTGCAGAAGCAGAGCAGAGAGGAGGAGAAGATGGTGAAGCAAGCAGAGAAGGATATAAAGGAGCTGTGGCCTAATGGATAACTACATTGGTATTACTGCTATAGTAGGAGACGAGGGTACAGGTAAAACATCTATGGCTCTAACCTTCCCTCGCCCAATAAGGCACTTTGACATAGATGTCGGAGGCTACAGGAGAGCTGCTTGGAGACTAGAGGACACTACAGGCATAGTAACTAAGAGCTATCCTATGCCTATACAGGCCAGCAAACTAATGGGGCAGACCACTGATGCCTCATCTAGGATTCATATTCCTAAGAAGGTAGAAGGCATGAAGGATATGTGGCAAGAGATAGTGCAGGACTTTGTAGACGCCTGCCAAGATGCATCAGTTGCTACTATCATAATAGATTCCTCTACCCTCCTCTGGAATATCAATCATAAGACAGAGCTAGAGATGATACAGGAGAGACAACTGGCCAGGCACATGAAGGATAAGCCTGGTGCTCCCTTCAGTGAGAATGACTATCGTGAGAGGCTACAGCCTATAGAATATGGGCCTGCTAATGATAGGATGAGGCAACTGCTTCATACTGCCAGGTCATTCCAGAAGAATCTTGTATTAGTACATTACCCAACTGATGAGTACGGCACTGTGCCTGATGGTAAAGGCGGGATGGTAGAAGGTAAGACTGGCAAGATAATCCTTGATGGCTTCAAGGAGACAGTGAAGCTAGTAGACCTGGTAGTGTGGACTAGAATTACAGAGCAGACGCTACCTGGGAATGTTAAGGAGAAGTATCCTGTAGCCAAGATTGCTAAGTGTGGCATAAGTGGTATGGGCTTGAAGGCAGTTGGTATGGAGGTGGTAGCTAGCTATGAGGCTATTATAAACTTGAGAGATATGATGAGAGGAGGAAGTAGTGGATAGAGACTATAACTTCATGCCAGCGGTTCACTGTCCTCACTGTGGCAGACTAGCACATCCTGAAATATCTGGTTGGGGAGGTGAACTCTCAACCAGAACAAAGTACTGTAGATTCTGCCAGAAAGAGTACAGACTATTAGTCTACTCGTTCGCAGACACCGACATAGAAAACACCACATCTGCTATCAACTCCAATATAGATAGAATAAAGTATCTGAAGCAAAGAATAAATGAGAAGCTAAACAAAGTAGTAAATAAGAGAGCGGAATGGGCGGAGGAATTCATTAGAGTGGATGCAAGTACTGGAGGGAGGCAGAACTAATGCCTAGATTATATACTGATGCTAATCCTTCTGGCATAGCCTATCATCTTGATGGCGGAGGTAGTGGCTACCAGCCTCTACCAGCAGGACATACATCTATGGAGGCGGAATATATGGCTATCATCTATGGCCTCAATGAGTACTTTCTCAAGTGGCAGAAGGAGCTGGATGCTAGGCAATACGACATGACTAAGGAGAGCAAAGATGACGCAGAAAGAAGCAAGTATGCAGAGAGTGAGTTCTTCAAGGTAGCTAGCCCAGCAGACGAAACTCCCAGACCATTACCTCCGCCAGTGTTAGTGCTGTGTGATAATGAGGTAGTGGTCAAGCAGTTGTCAAGGCAGAACCATATTGCTAGTCCTAGCCTTAGGAAGCTAGCTATGAGGATATGGCAGATGACAGAGAATGTGGAGGTAAAGTATGAGTGGGTTAGCAGGAAAGAGAACCTGGCAGGATTTATGCTAAAGTAAAAGGAGGTATCATGATTATAAACACAGACCAGAAACAGATGCAGATGGAACAGCGGGATGTTAACTACATCTTGCCTGCATACATCCGCAACTATCTCTTCCAGTCTAAGAACATAGACCCAGTAGAGATAGTATTCCCAATGTTCTCCTCAGTACCGCATCCGAGGAAGCCTGGTGTTACTATTCCTATCCGTTGGGTGCCTGAGATAAGTCCTGAGGCTATAGAGATTGCGGTAGATGGTGCTGGTGTAGCTGAGGCTACTGAGGAAGAGATAGCAGTTAAGGATGAGGCAGATGACATGAGGAAGGAGGCAAAGGAAGCAATAGAGTCTACTTCTGTTACTGAAGAAGTATCTCCTGCCAGAGCGGCCTTTGCTGAGGTAGCTACTGAAGAGCCGAAGCCAGAGCCTGCTCCTCGTGAGGTTAAAGGTCCTCCATCAGGTCCTATTCTACCTCCTGGTACTCCGCTAGATAACATGGCGCCTAGAGATAGAGGAGACCAGATAAGAGTAGCTAAAGACCTGAGACCAGAGCCTGATGTGGATGAGAGCAAGGAAGTAGAGGCAGTTATAGAGAAGCCAAAGGAAAAGTAGATGATTTTAGCTGATAACTCTGAGCCCGCTGAGCTTATCAAACTTGTCCAACAAGCAGTGCCAGTGGTAGTATCTCCATTGAATAGTATGCATATAAGCGATTACTTTTTCGGCAACTATGAAGGCAAGCGGCTACAGTTCAGTCGCAAGCAGGCTGGTGAGTTGCTAGGGAATATAGATGAGGCTGAGGACCAGCTAAGGGACTACTACGAACAGGCGGATGAGAATTACCAGATTATAGAAGGTATCATCAGTCCCGTCAGACTGGCAGTCAAAGGAAAGCATTCTCATGCCTCCACTGATGTATCTACTAGAGGCACAGCTGGAGGCACATTTGCTTATAAGGTAGATAATAACTATATCTCTGAGCATAGCTACAATGCTACAGTGTCTATGCTCTATGTCTGGCTACACAGGCTAGCTAAGGCTGGCATCACCACATACTGGACTATCAACTGGGTAGAGACTGCTAGACTCCTTATGACTATCTACCGCAATGAGCAGAAGCCACCAGAAGAGCATACTACTTTGCAGAGAGTCATTAGACCAAGGATACAGGTCAAGGAGCCAGAGCCATTCCTCAAGGCATTGATGTTTCTATCTAACGCCTACCGTTTACAGATTGGTGAAGTGAAGGCTAAGGCTATAACTGAGAAGTTCTGTAATATATTAGACCTAGCTACCAGCAGTGTATCTGATATTACTGAGGTAGAGGGCATTGGAAGGAAGATGGCAGAAAGGCTACTATCAGCTTTGGGGAGAGAGATATGACAAAAGTAAGAGGCATAGATACTATTCAAGGGCTAGTCGGAAACCCTCCCAAGACTATTGAAGTTCCTTATAATGTAGTATATGATGCTGAAATTAACAGGCAAAGATGGAACAATATATACTTAGCTATGATACCTTACTGCTTCAAGTGTAGGGAGCCACTAGTATGGCATATAGGCGGGGCAGATAGGGTATTATTCCATTGTCCAAAGTGCAAGCGTAGATGGGTAAAATCCAAGAACTGGAGGAGAGACCATGAGAGAAAGCTTCGCACCAGAGTATAGCAGGAATGATAAGGGCTGGTTCCTTTTCCCTCCTGACTCTGATTATCGTAAGAAGATATTCCCTGAGGAAGTAAATCAGCATCCAGCCAAGGCAAATGTCTACCTTGTCCAGGCTATCATAGAGTATGTATCAGAGCCTGGGGATACTCTACTAGACATTATGGCTGGTACTGGTACTATCTTAGTCGGCGCACTTATAGACCGTAAGGTAATCTGCGTAGAGATTAGCGAGAAGTTCTATAAGATGCAGCTAGCATCAGTAGCTATGATGGAGGAGATAGCACCAGGTATTAGCGGTATGGTTAGTACTATCAATATGCCTTGCCAGACATTCTTGCCAGTGCCTAACCTTGCTAATCATATAGTGTTCTCACCACAGTACGCAACTATTATGAAGACCAAAGGCACTGATAGCTGGAATGTAGATACAGGGTATGACTTCGCTGAGTATAGTAAGTCTCCGCTAAACCTTGGTACTATGTCAGAGTTCATCTGGGCAGAGGAGATGGAGAGAGTATATAAGAAGTGTTATGAGACTCTGACATCTCCAGGTAGTATGACTCTGATTATTAAAGACCACATGAGCCAGGGCAGTAGAGTACCGTTGACGCAGAAGGCTATAGAATCCTGCCTCAGGGTTGGCTTTACATATGACCCAGCTGAGCACTTCAAATGGCAGGCTCCTGGTATGCCATATACTGCTGCTAGGAAAGCTAAGGGGATAGAGGTAGTGGAAGACGAAGACATAGCGGTGCTGAGGAAGCTATGAGCCCAGTACTATATTATGGAGATGGTAATGCCAAGGAGCGCTTCCAGCACTTCTTAGATAATCCTCCAGCAGCTATCAGTATCGACGTTGAGACAGTTAGCCTTAAGGAGCGTATGCCTCTAGGCTTTGCTATAGCATTCTCGCCTTATGAGGCTATATACTTCCAAGTCCATCCAGAGCCACCTCGAGAGCTTGCTCTACTAGCACCTCTATTAAGTAATCCGAGAGTTTGCAAGATAGCCCACAATGCTATGTTTGACCTGGGTGTGCTGCCTATGGTTCCTATGTTACCAGAGATAGACAGAAGCAATCTGTGGGATACTAATGTAGCGGCTAGACTACTGGGCAGATTAGAAACAACCCTAGGTATACTGGCTAGTGATGACCTTAGCAGATATGATGTTGAAGATGCATCATCAATCATAAGAAGATACAAGGTTGGGGGTACTATGCTAGATGTGCCTCCAGAGGAAGTAGCTACTAAGTGCCAGAAGGATGCCAGGGCAGCCTATGCTCTATATCTGAAGTATCTGCCAGAGATTATGGATAAGTATCCTAGTTACTTCCAAGTAGAGATGTCCGTTATCCCTATTCTGATTGACCTAAGTCTGAGAGGTATACTAATAGACCAGCAGGCTAGAGCCACCCTAGAGGCGCAGTATGAGGATGAAGTAGAGTTCTATCGTAGGCAAGTAGTATCCTATGGAGTGGATAATCCTGGAAGCAGTCAGCAAGTAGGATATGTATTGGCTAAGAGGGGAAACTTCTTGCCGTTCACTAGAAGCAGAAAGCAGCTATCTACTAGGGAGGCTGCCTTAGAGTTCCTCTCTGACCCTATGGCAGCAGCAGTGCTAGGGTATAGGAAGAAGTCCAAGTTCCTTAGTACATATCTTAAGCCTCTAGCTGGAGAGGAGAGGTTCTATACAGAATACTATACAGACACTGTAGTAGGCAGGCTTAATAGCCGCAATAGGAATATACAGAATATACCACCAGCAGACAGGCAAAGCGGAGACCCTGGAGCAAGGTTCATGCTTCTGCCTGATAATGGAATGTTCACAACAGGCGATTATAGTCGTGAGCACCTATACTTACTAGCAGAAAGAACTCAAGACAGAGATATGCTCAGAGTGCTCAGAGACCCTGACCCAAAGAAGGCTGACATTCATCAGCACACTGCTGATAAGATGAGAGTGCCAAGGAAGCTAGCTAAGACACTGAACTTTGCAGTTGCTTATGGTGCTACTGCCAAGACCATTAGCGAACAGGCAAAGATTAAAGACATAGGAAGATGTGGAAGACTTTTGGATGACTGGTTCAGGACATATAAGGGTGTGGCAGACTGGGTTACCGCTGTGCAGAGGGAAGGGCTGAGGACTGGTTGGGCGGAGCCTACTCTATTTGGTAGAAGGATAAGAATACCTGAAGAGAATGAAGATGCTATGAAAAGGAAGGCTGTGAACTATCCTATCCTCGGCTCTGATGGAGAGGTTATTAAAAGAGCAATACTGCTGTGTGCTAGGAGAGGCTTAGGTCCTCCTGTCATGGCTATCACAGTACATGACAGTATCACTTTAGATGGAGATGTGCAGTTTCCAGTAGAGGAGCTGGAGAATATACCAGGCTTCCGCATACCTTTTGAAGTAAAGCAGACCTGGAGATGGGAATAGGAGCGAGGTGTACAAAGGAGGAATAAGCAAATGGAAGAATTAGTTAAATGGTTAAAAGAAAACATTGGCGATGAGATTACGATTATTACTCCACAGTTTGAGAGAACTGAACCATTAGAGTTTACTTGGAAGCCTAAAAATAAGACCGATTTTGAAGCCATAGTCAACAATGCGCCTTGGAATATCTTAAAGGGGTTAGGCTTCCGAAAGTGGGATAGTATGAATAACCTCATAGCCAAGAATCGAGACAAGCCATTGAGCAATATAGTTGAGATACCTATTATCAATGCCCCCGATGAAGTTTTAAGTATTGATGTTGGTAGACAAGAATCCCCAACTGAACTACTTGAGGTAGATGAAGATGTATACTTGATACCTGGTGAGTGGTATGACATAATTCCTGATGGTTTTATGGTTACTGGTTTATACGGAGAGCAGTATCCCTTTAAGCATGGTGAAAGCGATGATGATATAAGGTTTGGTTGCCTCGCTTATGGGATAAGAAGAATTAAGTTAGTCACCCCAAAGGATAAACAATGAGGATACTAACAGCACTCATCGCCATACTCCTCCTCGGTAGTATCTATTGCTTCTCTCTTACAATAACGCTGCGGAGGCAAGGTCGGCAACTGTTCCCTGCCTCCGCCATTCAGAGGAGTCTAGCCAGCAGGGCTGACTAGCTCCTATACCTATTGAGGCATCTGCCTCACAGATGACATTGTGAAGTCTCCTATGTATTGCTTGCGGTCTTTCCAGATACTCCAAGCCTCATTCCTTCTCTCAATAGCCTCAGTGCGGAACCTGTCTGCCATAACCATGTAGCCTCCAGCAGCCTCAATATAGGTGCTGGCTGCTCTGAGATACGCACTGATTTCAGCTAGTCTGGCTTCTGCTTCTCTAGCAAAGAGTGAGGCTATAGCATTGTATCCTGCTGACTGCTCTATGTAGCTTCTGAGATTGCTAGT